ACAAGAACTCACAACGCCATCCATTTCGGCGATGAGAGCCAACTTCCCCGGGATCTCATCGAAAGAAGACCGGGCGATACAGACCTCTGGTAAGGAGGAAGCATGACGATCAACACAAGCAAGCAGGCGATTGCCAAAGCGTTGGGACAAACCACAAACGTGAAGGGCACTTGCCAGATGGTCACCCGTCTGTGGTTCAACGCCCCGTCTGCGGGCGATCAAGACAAGGATGGTGACGCGGATGCGATCGATGGTTGGCTCAGTGAGCCGATCAGCGCCCGTCGCTACGACCGAACGCCGCCTCCGGGTAAGCCGGTCGCTTTCAAGAACGCTGACGGATCTGGATTCGGTCATCGGGCCATGTCCCTTGCCAATGGCAAGTATCGGTCCACCGACTTTGACACCGCGACTCAGCGGTACAAGGCTGGCATCACCGGAACCGCGAATTCGCTCACTGCAATCGAGCGTTCGATGGGTCTCGTGTACCTTGGTTGGTCGTTGACCATCGATGGCCATCCGATCCCGAAGGATCCAGAGCCGGCCCCGAAGCCGAAGGTCGTTCGACGTCGTTTCGGGCATGTCTCACTTCAGTTCAGCGACACAAGCCGTCAGCACACCGCCGATCTGGAGAAGCTCTTTGCTCTGGGTCTCGATGTCATCTCAGGAACGGAAGGTGGTCCAGGATCTGGCAACAACCCGGAGGAACTCGCACGGGTTGCCGAGAAGTACGGCTATCGACTGGCGGCTTACCCGGGTAAGTACGACACCTGGGTTGCCGTCAAGAAGGAAAACGTTGTTCGAGGGTCGTTCGAAGAGCACTCGACTCTCGTGACCAAGCGTGCCAGCTCATTCGAGCCCAAGCCCAAGGGTAATTGGGGTGATCGAGGAATTGTTTCAGCTCACTACAAGGATGTGGAAGTCGGTTTCACTTCGATTGGCGCGGTTCATCAGCTCACGCTGAAGAATGCCGGCGCTGAGATCAAGAAGGCCTCCGATGCTGCCCACTCCAAGAAGATGGAAGCCTGGCGCAAGACCTGGGGCGTTGATGAGAAGCTCGCCTTCATGAATGGCGACTTCAACGAGAGTGATCGACTGAAAGACGTCTATGGAGGCGCCCAATTCACCTCCTGTTGGGACGAACTGAAGGTCTATCCTCCTACGAATGTGAAGGGTGGAAACATTGATGCCATTGGTTCGTCGGACGCTGACGGCCGAGTGGAATGTGTTTCCGCGCGCGTGCGCGATGACTCCAATTTCTTCCTCAACACGGATCACTTTCTTGTGATTGCCAACTTCGACATTCGGGCGCTCACCGACTGAGTTTCTTCTTACTAGAAGGAGGGAACATGAACACAGTTGGGATTGTGCTTGCAGCCATCTCATGTCTGGGCGGTCTCTCGGGTATTGGTTCCTTCCTTCTTTGGAGATCCACACAAAAGAAGCTGGATTCTGAAGCTGAGAAACTTCTTTCTGAAGGCCGTAAGAACGATGTCGAAGGTGACGTTGTTATGACGGACAAAGCCTTGGCGATGTACGAAGCCATGGTGATTCGAGCACAGAACGCGGAAAAGAAAGCTGACGAAGCGGATAGGAAAGCGTCTCTTTGTTTGGCTGGCACGTACGAACTCATCGATCACATCTACGTGCTGCGTCGGATGATGTCCGACCACCGGATCGAGCCGCCACCCTTTCGATTCCCCGCTAGCGTCACCGGAATAGCCGGACCAGGAGGGATTTAATGGCGTCAACTGATCACCCAGTGCAGTATGCGATTCAGGCTAAACGTCGATCCGCTCTGGCCCTAATCATCTCATTGATCGTTCTGGCCAGTGGCCTAAGCGGTCTAGCGACCTTCGCAGTCATTCAGAACAATGCCATCGACCACGTCGAAGGTAATCTTGAAGAGCTCTGTTTGGATGGGGCGATTGACTGCTCGGGCAGCAAGGGCCTTCCCGGATCAAAAGGCGTTCCTGGAACAGGCATTCGAGACATCAAATGTGTCGGTGGTCGGTTTCGCTTCGTCTTGACTAACCACACAGTGGACATCGTTGGTGATTGCATTGCCAACACTGGAGCAAGGGGCCCAAGAGGACCTCGAGGAGTCAAGGGTCCGAAAGGTGACCGAGGATTCCAAGGACCGAAGGGACAGCGCGGCCCAAAAGGCGCACCGGGTAAACGTGGACGGCCCGGCGTCATTGATTTACCAGGACCGTTGGCGACTCTGGCCGAGAATCTAGAGCCGACAGCGATTCCATAAGCAACCGTCAAAATGGAAGGAGGAACGACAAATGAGCAGCATCCTAAGCGATGTCAAGCACACGCTCGGCCTTCTGCCGGAGCAGACTGCTTTTGACATTGACATCATGATGCACATCAACAGTGCGATCGGCACTCTCACTCAGATCGGAGTCGGCCCCGTTGCCGGCTTCGCCATCACTGGAACAACCGAGCAGTGGAGCGATTTCGCTGACGACATCCGACTCAACTCGGTGAGGAGTTACATCTTCCTCAAGGTGAAGCTCATGTTCGATCCTCCCGATACCGGCTTTGTGACAGCGGCTATGGAGCGCCAGATCCAAGAGCTTGAGTATCGCATCAACGTCGTCGTCGACTACGGCTGAGCATGCTCAGTAACACCGCAGTTCCGATTCACTATGCAGCCTTTCAGAAGAAAGTGCTTGCCGGAGTAATCCCTGTTTGTGAAGAGATCTCCCTTGAGATGAATCGGATTGACGCACTGGTCCGAGACCCCAACGTTTACTACGACGATCAAGCCATCGACGGATTCATCGAATTCGTTGAGACTGAGATGACGCTTACTGATGGAGATCCAGTCCATATGATGGACTCCTTCAAGCTATGGGCCGAATCACTACTCAGCTTCTACATCTACGTAGACCGACCGCGATGGGACGAAGAACAGCAACGGTTCGTCATCAAGCGGATCAAGAAGCGACTACGGGACACACAGTACCTGATCGTCGCGCGAGGTTCAGCCAAGTCGATGTATGTCGCTTTCTTGCAGGCATACTTCCTCACGTGCGATCTCGCGTCGACGACTCAGGTCACTGTGGCCCCCACCATGAAGCAGGCTGAAGAGGTCTTGATCCCGATCCAGGTCGCCATCGTGCGAGCCCCTGGTCCACTGTTCAAGTTTCTCACAGATGGCTCCATGCAAAACACGACGGGTTCTCGGGCCGGTCGTCAAAAGCTCGCTTCCACGAAAAGAGGAATCGAGAACTTCATCACGAAGTCTGTTCTTGAGATCCGGCCGATGTCTATCGATAAGGTCCAGGGTCTTAGGTCCAAGTACAACTCTGTGGATGAGTGGCTCTCGGGCGACACGCGCGAGGACGTTATTACCGCTCTGAAACAAGGCGCATCAAAGTTTGAAGACCCAGTTACTGTGGCTATCTCTTCTGAGGGAACGGTCCGTAACGGTGTGGGTGACACCATCAAGATTGAGCTGTCAGCGATCTTGAGGGGTGAGATAGAACAGTGGAACGTCTCCATTTTCCACTACAAGCTCGACAGTGTTAAGGAAGTAGCTCATCCAGAGACGTGGCTCAAAGCCAATCCAAACCTGGGCATTACTGTTTCCTATGACACGTACCACGCAGATGTCGAACGAGCGAAGAGGTTTCCATCGGTTCGGAATGAGATCTTGGCTAAGCGCTTCGGTCTTCCGATGGAAGGACATTCGTACTTCTTCACGTACGAGGAGACTCTCGTACACAATTTCCACAGCTACACGGGAATGCCGTGCGCGCTAGGTATCGACCTTTCACGAGGTGACGACTTCTGTGCGTTTACGTTTGTATTCCCGTTAGGACGTGTTTCGGAACTTGCGGCGAACCTTCGGTTTGGCGTGACGACTCGAAGCTACATCACTCGTCGAACTCTAGAACTACTTCCAGGGGCAAGGCGAGCCAAATACGAAGAGTTTATCGAGGAAGGAACCCTCATCATCATGGAGGGTCAGATCCTTGACATGGTCGACGTGTATGAGGATGTCAGTCAGCACTGGGAAACGATGAACTACGATATTCGTGCAGTCGGCTTCGACCCGTACAACTCGGACGCCTTCATGGATCGATACAAGATCGATTGGGGTCCTTACGGCATTACTAAGGTTATCCAGGGAGTTCGGACTGAGTCCGTTCCTCTTGGTGAGCTGAAGATTCTTGCCGCAAGCAGGTCTCTCATATTCCATGAGAAGATCATGCAATACACCATGGGACATGCCGTAACTTGGGAAGACACCAATGGCAACCGTAAGCTCGTGAAGCTACGCAACGAAGAGAAGATCGATAACGTTGCCGCGCTGATGGATGCTTTCATCGCTATCAAGGAGAATCCTGACCAGTTTGACTGAGGAGGTGAGAAATGGGACGAGTAGTACGAACTCTCAAACATGGATGGAACGTGTTCAAGGCACCACCAGAACCAGGGTTTGCGGCAGGACCCATGTCGTCGCCAAGACCGAACCGTCAAATTGGTCGTTACTACAGCGACAAGTCCATCATCGGCTCGATTTACAACCGACTCGCGATCGACTTCAGCCAAATCGAGTTCTTTCACGCGATGCTCGATGACAATGATGTCGCAATCAGTGTCGTTCGGGATTCTCTAAATGACTGTCTTTCCTTGGATCCAAACATCGATCAAAGTGCTCAGGCCATGAAGATGGACTTCGCACTAACGTTGTTTGAGCAGGGGTACGCGGCCATTGTCCCAACGGACGCCGATCTAGACCCATCTGTTTCGCTCAGCTACGACATCAAGTCAATGCGAGTAGGACCGGTGGTCGGATGGCATCCAAGAGATGTCACGATCAACTTGTACGACGACCGAACACATGATGATCAAGGAAACCTCGTCAATGGGGGTATCTCGAAGCAAGTTCGCTTGCCGTCATTGTGGAGAACCCGTTCTACAACGTGATGAACGAACCGAACGGAACTCTCCAGCGATTGAAGCGAAAGCTTGCCATCATGGACGGCCTCGACGAGGCGGTCGCATCAGGCGACCTTGACATGATCATCCAGTTGCCCTACACCGTTCGCGGAACCTCTCGACAAGCGCAAGCCAAGACTCGTCGAGATGAACTTCGAGAGCAATTGAAGGGTGATGAACTCGGTATCGGGTACATCGACATCAACGAGAAGATCATCCAGCTCAACCGGCCAGTAGACAACAAGTTGCTGGAGCAGATCACAACCCTTCATGCTGCGGTGTACACCGAGCTCGGTCTCACTCCTGAGATCATGAACGGTACCGCAGATCGGGACACCATCAACAACTACTACGACCGAACGATCGAGCCTATCGCCAATACGTTGGCGCAAGAGGAGAAGCGAAAGTTTCTCACCAAGACAGCTCGAACTCGACGTCACTCGATCGAGATCTACCGCGACCCACTCAAGGTGATTCAGATCGGCGAGCTTGCTGAGATCATGGACAAGGGAACACGAAGCAATGTCATGACGCCGAACGACATTCGGCCCAGGATTGGTCTTCGTCCATCAAAGGATCCTTTGGCCAACAAGCTCGGCAATCCCAACATGCCTGTAGACAAGCAAGTACAGGCCCCCGAACCCCCGAAGGAGGTGGTGGACAATGCCTGACAAGGACTACCTTGCCAATCGCACCTTCGATCCCGAGAAGGACCGCCTCGACCATGGGGTGATGGGCATGAAGTGGGGAATCCGTCGGCCGAGGTCGCAGCTTCGTGCTGCGGCAGCCAAACGGTCCGAGTCAACGACTGGTGATGCTGCTGGTAAGCCATCTGGGGGCGCATCAAGCAAGTCAGATGCCGCAGTGAGGTATGAAGCATTGAAGGCTCAAGCCAAAGCCGGCGGGGGTAAAGAGATGTCTGACGACGATCTCAAATTCTTCAATGCCCGAACCGAGGCCCTCAAGAAGGTTGAGAAGTTGAACGAGTCCAACCCAGGTTGGTTGAAGTCAACAGCAAAGACTGTCATACAGAAGTCCGCGCAAACTCAAATGCAGAACTTGGCTGACACTCTGGCCAACAAGTACATCGGAGCCCCGATTTCTGAATCCATTACCGGGGCAATCAAGAAGTCTACTCTTGAGGCAGCGAAGAAGTCTATCGCTGAAGCTCAGAAGACCGCAAAGGCCGATGCTCAGAAGGCCATTGATCAATCAATCGCTAAGACGGCGGCAGATGCTGCAGCCAAACAAGCGAAGACCGATGCCAAGTCCAAGAAACCCAAGACACTGTTCTCGGGTAAGTAGTTCGACCAAGGAAGGTCAAAATGGAACCGAATTTCAGTGGTTACGTCACCAAGGCGAACCTGCTGTGCGCCGATGGTCGAACGATCAAGCCCGGCGCATTCGCTCACCAGGATGGACTCACCGTTCCGGTGGTCTACCAGCACAACCACACCGACATCAACCAGGTCCTTGGGCACGCTGTGCTCACGGAGAAGGAAGATGGTACTTGGGGAGATGTCTTCCTCAATGACACGCCCTCGGCCAAGAACGCTGCTGCTCTCGTCGAGCACGGCGATCTCAAGAAGTTCTCGATCTGGGCCAAGGATCTCATCGAACACGGACTGAACGTCATCAAGGGTGACATCCAGGAAGTCAGCCTCGTCCTCGCGGGCAAGAACGCTGGCGCCAACATCGAGAACTACGCGAACGTGCTGGCTCACGGCGGCATGGACGAAGACGACGTTCTGCTGATTGTTGGCGGAGAGATCGTTCACTC